CTGTCAAATTGTCTGACCTTAGATTGTCCACGCATAAGGCCGACATTGAAGAATGGTAGTATTTTGAAACTACCATCCACAAATTGTAGTGGGAACGAATTTATAAAGGCATAATGGGAGTGGACGAAGTTCTTTCCGACCGAGAGCTTAAAGCCCGCAATCTTTATGGAACTTCTCCAAAACCCATAGTGTACCGGGTTCGTTGGCAATAGGCAGTCGTCCCCATTGATCAAGATGGGAACATCTCTTTGACGAATGTGATCACGGGGACCAATCTTTCCTAACGAGCGTAGATAACGCTCATAGGAGATCTTGGCGACCGAGAAATTGATCGCGCAGAGATGTGGGAACGAAAGGGAACTGCCCATCAATTGTCCTCTCCTCTGTAGGAACGGCGTGGTCTTTGCGAGTGACTCGGCCATCTTCTCGAGGGTTTGACTCTCTTCCATTGTGAGAATCCTTCCCTCCTCACCGATACGTGCAAGGAACGTGTTGGGGCACTTGAACTCATGAGGGTAATGAACCCTATGTGCTCCAATCTCCGCACGGAAGACCTCCTTCTCTAGCTCAGAGAGACCTTTAACAGTCTCTAATGAGCTGGAGAAGGAGGCCTCCGTAACGGAGGTGCATACTGTATCGGTTGCGGCCGAATAGTCACCTGAGATCCAAAGTGGGAGGTCTATACCCCACCTGTCCTGAAATGCGCAAGCCGTCGTGGAAAGCCAATCAAGAGACCCCTGATCGAGGGGGTGACCTATTAATTGGAATTGGGGCCGCTGCTTCATGGCGGTGTGTTGCACTTTCTGTAAGGCCAATCCGGCGACACAGGAGAGGGAATCCCCTGCTGTTATCACCCGAACCTTAAGTGGTTCAAGAACTGGATGGGCAGTGCACTCATTGGGAGAAGGCTCCCCCCCAAACTTCAGCTCGGTCAGACGCTCCGCCAAACTCTCGACGACCTCCTCAGCGCTCTGCACCTCTCTTTCGAGAGTCTGAACTGGGTCCTCCCCAAAGAGGGTGGCAAGATAGACATCATCAATTACTGATGATCTCTCTCTCCTCCACCTTCTAAGGGCAGTCCACCAGTCCGCACCAAGGAAGTTTCCCCGATGAACACCCCTTTCGGAGAACCTAGAGGACCTGTGGTAGTTCGGATCATCGATCCCCACGAGTTCATCATTAGAGCCAAGAGTAGTAGGCTCTCTCTGATCAACCCTGCGGATTAACGACCCAAACTTTCCACCAGTCTTCTTGGACCCTCCGAAACAGGAGTTATAGTTCGGACGAAGCATCCTCCTGATGGTCGCTCTTTTATTGTGCATGAGCGACTTCCACGTTGCCGTCAGGGTCTCTCTGATGTCTTCCAAATCTGTGACATCAGGCTGTAGCTCGGACATAAGGATATCCCTATGTTTTATGAGAGCTTGTACTGTATACCCTGCTGAAACGACCCTGCAACCCCTCTTAGCCTGCGCGTACGATGTCCATAACCGAAAGGACCTAGACGATCGCGTAGAGATACGCGTCTTGAGGACCCGGAGTAATGGTCCCGTGAACACCAAAGGGTTTCCTTCGAAACCCTCAGGGCGTTCTGGGAGATCATTAAACTCCACACCCTCCCTATCCGTATGCCTAAGGTACATGGCAATCGGATATTGGAG